ACTCTTAAAATAAATGAATCCGCAAAAGGCCCCATAATAGATTCGTTTGTCGAATCAAGGAAACTTTCAACTTCTAATATTTCACATATATCATCGCATTCCATCTCATCTTGTTCTACCCCGTTATCACGAAAAGTTTCGTATTGTTTTGTGTTTAATTGAAATGGGTAAAGTTCAGCTCCTTTACCGGCCAAAATTATTTTGTAGTATTTCATATTATTATATCAATTAAAATGTCCATCACTAACACAGTTGTTAACACTATCGCAACAACAATTAAAATTCCCATTACTATCATCATTTGCGTATCAATTTTAAAATTAATACTACATTCAATAACAAACTTACATACACTAAACTACCTATCATATCTTATCTTTTTTTAATTAAACCATTTCTGTAATTATTTGAGCTAATTTATATCCCGCAAATGCTCCTCCCGCGGCCGAACCAGGGAGAACTATAAACTTACCTAAAATTGTATCATATTTTTTTCTGTTGACAATATACGAAATTAAAACGTAATACAAAATATAATTTATTAAAACTAAAAAGTCCAATTCTTTTGCGACAAACACAACAATAGAATTACCTAAAAATCCCCACATAAAATTAATAAAAGTTTCTCGTAGTAATTCACTTGGTGTTGTAATTGCATCTAAAACTGAAATTTCTTTACTAAGTCCTGTTTTATTTTTCGATGTTTTCGATATGGTGTTGGAGGTACCAAAGTCCTTTTCTGAGGTCTTCAAGTTCTGTATCTTTTCTTTTTTTTCCTGCACGACTAATATATTTTATTGCATTTCCTAAACTAAACCCTAAATCCCAAGCGTCAATAACTTTTATTGCTTCGTATTCATTATTTTTACCAAATTGGTAATGGTCAGGATGATTTACCATTTCTTTTTCTATGTTAACCTTAGACGAATTTACACACTGGCAATTACCATTTCCCCCATTTATTGGGTTACACTCACAATTATTTTTCATTTATCTTATTAGTTCTTGTTATTAATAAACTCTGGATTAACATTTGCTTTAGACTCCATCATTTTTTCAGATAATTCATAATCATCATCATTTCGATATTCTTTCAACAAATCATCATTAGACATTGTTCCGTATTTTTCACTTAACTTATCGGTATCAATATCTTCATACATAATACTTAACGTTGATTCCAATTGTTTTGCGGACACTAATGATTCACAAATAACATTAAGTATTTTATATGGATTTGCATTTGACGCTGGTCGTCTATCCTCAACATATCCTTTCCATTCCTTTGCGGTTGACATAGGTACTCGGATAGAAGCTCCTCTATCACTAATCCCCCAACTAAATTTATTAATTGATTGTGTTTCATATTTTCCAGTTAATCTAAGTTCATTATCTGAACCGTAATTTTTCATATGTACGTTTTTCCTTGATTCAAAAACATTAAAAATTGATTTAAAATATTGTTCTCCACCAACTTCTCTCATTATTTTATTTGAAAAATTTGTATGTAGTCCTGAACCGTTCCATTCACCAATAACTAATGGTTTTGGGTGTAATTCAATCTGATATCCGTATTTCTCAGCAATTTTGTAAAGAAAGTAACGAGACATCCACAAATCATCCGCAGCCAATAATTTACCTTTTGCGAATATTTGATACTCCCATTGTCCTAATGCAACCTCAGCATTGATTCCTTCAATACCAATCCCACATTCTAAACACATATCCAAATGTTCTTCAACAATATTTCTTCCAACAATTTGTCCTCCAACACCACAATAATATTTTCCTTGCGGGTCAATCATTGTACCTGAATCAAAACCTAAAATGTTTTGGTTATGAGCTGAACGTATAAAATATTCTTGTTCAAACCCAACCCAAAAAGATTCGTCTTCTTTACCTAACTTTGCCCTATCATTTGTTTCATGTGCATTATTTTTATTATCCATGACTTCACAAAAAACATAGATTCTATCATATGATTTATACAGTCTAACTGGTTTGAGATAACAATCAGAAGAATATCCTTCAGCTTGTTTTGTTGAGGACCCGTCAAACCCCCATTCGGGTATGTCTTTAATAAAATTTATTGGATAATCAACGATTTTTATTTTACTTCTAAGATTTGGTTCTGGCGTATATCCATCTAACCACACATATTCCAATTTAATTTTCATATATTATTTATTTTTTTTTAGAATTAATAAAACGTACGATAAAATATAATTTATTTATATTTTATTGTCAATTATTTTTAATTTTTCAATGTTAAATGTTTGAAAAATATACGACATTATTTTTCTTTTCATAATTGGAACAATAGATTGTTCTATTGGAAAATCTTGTTCACAAGTTATTTCAAAAACCGGGAAATCTTTATAATACTCCGTTTTATTGAATTTTGAATAAGTCTCAATAATTGATAATAGTGTGGTACTATCCGCCTCATTTTCATATATTTTGGTTATCTGTGTTTGAGCGTTATTTTTACTGTCCCGTTCTTTTTTTATTTTATATTCCCAAACATAAATTTTATTTTCTAACTTTTTATAGTAAAAAATATACCCATAAATTGAACCTAAATTTTTTTTATTTTTTTTTACGGAAACATCGATACTATCAAAAACAATATTCCAAATTGATTTGGCGGTATTAAATGTGTCAAATAATTTATCATTTGAATACAAGATTGTTTTATTTAACTCATTTTTTTCTTCGTCCGATAATTCTCTTGGGGTTTTTGGATATAAATCTTTTAACACAATTTCATCATCACATGAATTAAATTTTTTATTAGTTAAAAGTAGAATGTTTTCATTAGATAATGATTGAATATTTGCCATGTGCAAAGATAACTCAACAAAATCAGGATAAATTTCAAACTTATTTAATCTTTCTTCACATTTTTGAATGTAATTTAACAGAGTATATTTGTTGTATTCAAAATCTAAAGGTTCTTTCAACATCCACTCGGGGTTTAACTTAAACTCCAATTTTTTTTTTCTTCCCATACAACAATTATAACTAAATAAAAATCTTAATCAATTCTCATCACATAATATAAATCACCTAAAACTGTTATTTCTTCTGCGGTACCATCATATCCATTCAAGGTATGGCCATAACCATCGGCATCTACAACTCCATTAATAAATTCGTCTTTGTCAACATATTCTTCCCAATCAAGTCCCCATTCATCCATGAAAGAAGTAACATCATATCTTACTTCTTTAAGTTGTTTTTCAATTATATCTTCAATTAAGTCATCAGGGAAAGAACCTTCAGGGTTTTCTATTTCGTCTTGAATTTCCGTTTCCATTTCGGTAATCTCATCATTTAACTCATCAATTTTTTCTATAATTTCATCATTATTTTCACTTTCCATTTCATCATTATCTATCTCATCTTCAAAACTTGAAATTAAACTTTTATATTTTTCTATTTTACTATTTAAAATACCAATTTTTTCTTCTTGTCCGTCAGATAAATTTCTTTGTGAATTATCCACATAATTTTCAGTGTTATTATAAACATCGTCGTTAAATAAATCCTCAGCATATGAAATTATTGCTTTCTCATCAATAAACTCTTTGGCAAATGTAGGATTAAATCCTCGATATCCAATGTCGTCAATTAATTGGTCAACATATTCATAAGCACTTCTCTGCATCTCATCTTCATCACCAACAGCATATGTACGGTCTTCTAAGTTAGGAACTCCAATTACCTCAAACTGAGATGTGGCATAAAAACTTCCGGTTGGGATTATATTATAAACATCTATTTTGTTTTCAAATTCTGTTATCTCGTCCTCCAACTCACTTATTTCATCCAATAAATCACCTCTTACCTCTTCATCATTATCATATTCTAATTGAAGTCTGTCAATCTCATTTTGAATTCTTGCAATTTCACCTATGTCTTGATTGGTTATTATATCTACATCAAAATTTTCAGACAAATTAATAAGTAGAGCATGAGCCTTTAATCCAATCTCAGGGCAATTGTCATCTAAAGTCCACTCACCATCCAACCTTCTCTCTTGAGCTTCGTCTTGTCTTTCTTTTAATATTTGTTGAATTCTTAAATTAGCAAGTCGTTGTTTTTCTTTTTTTGCCAACTCCTTATCAGTATATATTTTAACCTGTTCAGGGTATTCCAATTTAATGTATTCATCAACCGATGATAATATCTGATTTAATTTGTTGGTATTTAAAATCCAACCATTTTTTACGGTTTCATCCAAAGCATCATAATATGTTCTGTCTCCATCAAATTTTTGAAGAAGAGCAACTTTATAAAACTTGTCATTAGTTGTTGCATTCTTATCTAAGATGTAAAATAACTTACCGTCTTCATTATATTTTTTAAACTGATGGTCAGTATCTGCACTTGTACACCATTTAGTACCCTTACCATAATAACAAGACGAATCATGTGTTAATGGATTAACAACAAAGTATCTACCGTCATCATAAACAACATTGCCACCTTCAACTTTATTAACAACTCGTCTTTGTCGGTTATAATATTCCGATAATGCGGATAACAATTGTCCTATATTTTTATATTGAAATAAATCAGTGATTGGAAGATTACTTGATATTTTTTCAAACTTTTGTAATGCTTGAGCA